TACCACCATCGTAACAGAAGAAAAAACCGTGGGTGACTTTTTAGACATCGACGATTTCATCGAGTATAAAATACAATTTGCCGCCACTGAGACACAACGAAACGAAACGATCGCGCGATCACAGCCACATATAGATCGTATAAAACGATGGTGTGCAAAACATTACGACGCAGTTGACACTTTTAAAAAGTCTACCACCATAAAAATTAATTATCTCGATGGTACACAGATTTCAGCAAAAAAATTTTACGATAGATACATGAACGGCGTATCCGATGAGGCTAAAGAGCTACTTTTAAAAATTTGTGGAAAGTAGATGCACGTATTGGATTCAATTCGAATTCTCTTAATGCTCATGTCTTATGTGATGCAGAAGACACGAAGATTAACATTTGAAGAAAAACACAAAATACTCGAATTCATGGGACGTTTAGTCACTCATTCAGATTTCACCACGCCGCGTCTTTCGCAGATTTACGCCGGATCTGAACCAGTGTGTACAGGCCAAGAAACGCACCTAATAGAGAATACATCGCATAATAATTAGAGCCACCTCTATATTGATATATACTCCACATCATACTCGCAATTATACCTGAGATTACATATTGCATATCGTATTCATCTATGTTTTTCATGTTATACACGTCTTTTATTTCGTTCATAAATTGATATACCCCGATCGATATCGCCACAAAAAGTAGGGTGCTATCTACATCCATTACAATTATTAAAGAAATTATTTCTAAGATAAGTATATAAAATGAGCTCGTCCCCAGAAGCTGTCCTCGCTGGATATGACAGTAAGTCTAAAGAATCCAAACTCGTCATCGAGCGCGTGAAGGCGCTCGCGGCTCGCTACAAAAAGACTGGTATCAACAAGGAAAATATTTGCGGTGTGGTATCGTGTCTCATGATGGAAGTAAATAAGATTAAGGTCCTCACTGGTCCAGAAAAGAAAGAGCTCGTGATTGATCTCATTTACTCCATCATCGAAGAAATTGATGAAGGTGAAGAAGACTCCGAATTGGAAGTCGTTCTTAAGAAGATGGTTCCACCAATGATTGACAGCTTTTCGGTCATGCTAAAGTTAACTAAAGGTTGCGGTTGTTTTAGTAAGTAGATGCAGTTTCCTTCGCTTGAAACTATGGTAATGTACGGTGTTTACACTATACGTGATTTAATTTTATATTCAGAAAACAAACTGGTACAAAGGAACATACGTGTTTTAAATGAGTGTGAAGCATGTTCGTTTGTATTTGAGGGATGTGTATGTAATAATTGTAACTCTATTAAAAGAGACACACGAATGTTGATTAGATAAAATGACGCGATATCATATCGTCACTGTGCATACCACGCGCAACTTTCGTCATTTTCGAAAGTGATTGTATATGTTGCGCTGAGAGAAGACTTATAAAAACCCTTAAACATGAATGTTTAAAACGCGGAAATCGCATTCATCAATTTGCAATGTGGGTGAGGAGAAAGTTTGGTACACTCATCATACAACGCAAGACAAGTTATGGCCATGGTACGTCCCTTCCGTGTGTACTCTGTCGAAAAATGATAGACAAGTACAAACTGCGATGGAAGGCATACGACGGTGAGGCTTGGATAGATAGTTTCAATTCTAAACATGTACCAAAATCAAAACCAACAAACAAACAGCGCAGACTTTTACGTTTTGGGCTTAATGATTAACCCTAAAGCCGATTCTAGATTATTCTGGTTTCGTTTTAACGGTTTTTCACGCTTCAATTTAAGCGTTTCATTTTTACCAGTCGAACTGTTTATTTCATTCATCTTCTTTGTGTTTGAAATAATCGGTATAACCCTATCTTCTAATGGTGTACTATTTATCTCTTTAGGTTTCTCCTTATCTATGACGCTATTACTCCTAAAATCTTCTATGGAAAGATCACCACCGAATACATCGAGGCGTTCTCTGAGTGGAGCCATCACGATCGATCCCAATTTGTTATATAATCTTTTGCGCATAATTATGATATTACTACATATGATACCACCCCGTGTTATGCCGTATTTATCGATCGCATAACGTTTCATGCAACTCCAAGAGCAGAATATACCACACGTACTAAACTTGTTACGTTTCTCGTCATATCTATAAGGCAAACTTAAACGTTCACCTTCAAATGGATGGCAACACCACCAACACCACATAGTTTAGATGTGTATGTAAGTCTTTAAGTGTATATTTTTTTCTCAGCACAAAACAAACAACATGGGTGGTGGAGGAAGTAGTACCATCAACCAGGAATTCAACATGAGTGTTGTGAATGATGTCATGTACAATTCCGTGACCAATAACCAATCCGTCAATGAAAACTTATTGCAGATCCAACAAGGTATGGAACTCAATATATTGAAATCTGTCGGATGTAATATAAGTACCAATCAAGAGATTACATCAAGTTTTATGGCGACGACTAAACAAATTACAGAAAGTTTCCAATCCGTTGAAAATGATATCGTGAGCGAACTTCAAGCACAGGCGTCGGCGGCACTCGATAAGCAAACACAAGCGGGGAACATGCAATTCGGTGACAGACAAAACGTCAATCAAAAAATTAACACAGAAATAGAAAACATCGTGAAGACCAATCTCGAAACCAATAACCTGACGAAAACGATAAATCAAGCTGTTTATGTTCAAGACCAAACAATTAACATTGGTGAAGTATACTGTTTTAATGGCGAACAACTTTCATTCAAACAGAATATTTCGGCCGATCTCGCGGCACAAGCTGTCGCGAAGAACTTACTTTCCGCTGTGACGACCAACAAAATGGCAAACGAAATCGTAGCCACGGGTGAAGCCACCGCCGCGTCCAAGGCTGGTGGGGCCGCCGAAGCCATTGAATCGGCTGGTGAGGCGGTATCGGGTGTAGTTGGTGCAGTCACCGGTCCCATGAAATTTGCGATCATTGGCGCGGTGTTGTCGTGTATTATGCTAATCATTGCCATGGCCATGATGGGCCTGTCACCCGCTGGTCAGAACAAACTCAAAACTGCCAACTTTTCTAAAATGAAAATGCCCGGTATGCGACGTTAATTTCATTTTTGTTCTCTGTGGTGTACTGTGACCACTAAAAACAAAAATACATTTACAAAGACTCGAGGTACGCGATCAATTTTTCACGATCACCCGACTTCACGAGTGGGATGATCCGAGCGAGTTTTTCTTCATCTTCAGTCAACTCTTTCGCCATGCCGTAGACGATGAATGGGTTGATAAACTTTTCAGGAGACGCTTCCTTCACGTACTTCACCGCCTTAGAATCACTTCCTTCCAAATTCTCTCTCATTCTGATGGAACCGAGCCACACGACCAATGCGATGAGAGAAACAAATAACAAAATCGTATTAAGTTTAGTGTTCTTCATTTACAGTAGATAAAGAAATAAATTTTCTTTAATTAAATGATTTTAAGTATAGATGTAGGTATACGAAATTTGGCCATGTGTCAATTTGAGGAAACATCTAATTTAGTCGTGAACTGGGATGTATCGGGTGTACCGCCTGAACACAAGGATGGTATATTCGTCTCCATGCGCAATCACCTCGATGAAAAGCCGTGGGTATTAGAATCAGACATCATACTCATAGAGAAACAACCGGATAGAAATAAGAAAATGAAGATGGTAGAGAATTTTCTTCACGCATACTTCGTGATAAGATGCCCCAAATCTGAAACGATCATTTACGACGCTAAATTTAAGATTCCAGACGTGTGTGGACCGGGTAAAGCCCAGTATCTTAAACGTAAAAAGGTATCCATCGAACGATGTGAGGCGTTTTTGAATAGCAATCCCGTGAATTCACACTGGCTTCCCATATTCAAAGAATCCAAAAAGAAAGATGATCTCGCCGATACGGTCATGCAAGCGATCAGTTTTACGAAGCGCACGGAACCACTGAAGAAGACCGTGAACAAAAAATTAGTGCCGAGACGCCCGAACCAAAATCAAAAAGAGACGAGATATTCTAAATCAAACTTAGCTTGGATTTACGTTAATAAAGTGGACTGTGAATGTCTAGAGAAGAACAAGCGATTCATGAAGGATCTCAAGAGATACTACAGGACCATCGAAGATATGAAAAAAGAATTAGATGAAAAATATCTAAAGTAAATTAATGCTCAGGTATGCGGCGACATTCCGAGAATTACCACGTGTACTGGAAATAATGCGTAACAGAGGTGAAAAGGTAATAGTTGATTACGCAAAAGAAAATTGTAAATCACGTGAAGCATATGAAATAGCTGAAACGACAAAAAGAATCATCACCTCGCTTCCCATTAATTCAATGTGTGCCATAAAACTTACGAGTTTTGGGTCGAGAGAAAATGAATCTGAAGCGAAAGATTATGCACATTCTATCATTAAATATGCGAAAACGCGTGGTGTAAAAATATGCATAGACGCAGAAGATGTGTTGTATCCCGAAATATGTTACGACATGATGGCGGAGCATAATACAGTGAATGACATCAATGTTTACAAAACGTATCAAATGTATAGAAAACACGCCATGCGAGAACTACTGTCTGATATAGACGACGCACACAAAGATGGATTTAAATTGGGGGTAAAACTCGTGCGGGGTGCATATTTAAAACGACAACCCGATTTACTCGAAACAAAGGCGTATGTGGATAATCAGTACATGCAGAGTATGGCGTATTCTCTCGTGTGCCCACATGTACACACCATGCTCGCCACACATAATGAACGGTCGCTCAGATATGCAAAATGTTTTGACAAAGACCGTTACGTGACCGCACAGCTTTTAGGTATGGGTACAAACATAGGAATAGATTACAGGTATGTGCCAGTTGGAAATATGTTTGAACTCGCCCCGTACTTAATTCGGCGTCTCAAGGAGCGCATGACGTGGGATTAAAACGCCCATCGGCAAACAAAAACAAATAAGAAGTGCGTCCGGAAATTGTGATGATGTCATCACCACAAAATATACACCGTGTCGTCACACGACCGAATGGCAAGATTGGGGTGTGTTCGACGGTAAAAAAATACAAAGACGTTTGGTTTACGTCGTGAATGTCTTTAAAGATTTAAACCGTAGATGTACTAAATGCAAAGGGATGTCTTGGATCACGGGTTTGTTCGCCTCGTGGACCACATGCCTCGGGAAGATTTGGATGCGGCCATCGTACAATCCGCCCGAGTCTCGTATGGAGATGGGACTAAAACCTCAAGAGGAGATCGGGGACTTATTCGATATCTCCTTAGACACTGGCACACCACGCCATTCGAGATGGTCGAATTCAAGTTTCACATCAAAATGCCCATCTATATCGCTCGACAGCATATGCGGCACCGCATGGCCAGCATCAATGAACTCTCCGCCCGATACTCCGTCGTACCGAAACAGTACTACGAACCAGACGTTGTGCGTGGACAATCGCGAGTAAACAACCAAGGATCGGAAGGGGTCGTCGACGTGGGTGATGAATTGACGTCTAAGGTTTCCGAAAAACTCAATGAATCGTTTGAATTGTACCAAGATCTCCTCGATGGGGGTGCGTGTCGCGAACAAGCGCGTGGCAACCTCCCACAGTCGACATACACGGAATTCTATTGGAAGATTAATCTTCACAATCTCATGCATTATCTCCACCTTCGCATGGATGAACACGCCCAGATGGAGATCCGTGAATACGCCAACGCGATTTATGAACTCGTTCAACCGCTCATTCCGGTCACCATGGAAGCATTCAAGGACTTTAGAATTGATGCCATGCACTTGACCGGACCGGAGATCAGAGCCCTCGCCGGTGGTGAAAAGATTGAATCGCCGGGTGAGCGCAGAGAGTTTGAGGAAAAACTCAAACGTCTCAATATTAATTTGTAATCACACCCCAAAAAAAATCTTAAGAAATAGTAAATGTTTGTCATCGCGGCCTCCACATCAGCGAATATCACGTCCATGCGTAAAAAGTTCAAAAAATACGGTAAACAAATGAAGAAACAGCGCGCGGATGATTTTGTGACCATTCGTGAGCGTCTTTCAGAAATCGCGGAGGGTGAGAAGACTCGATCCCGTGAGATTTTGGAAAGTCACAAAGCTTTCTTTATGGATGAAAAGAAACCAAAGAAGGAAGAAACGTCTATCGATTTT